ACTATTAGAACGGTTTGGGATGGTAAAAATATCAGTCCATTAGTTAAAAATGCTAAGTGGTGTGCAAGTGATCCACATATTGTAATAAGTGCTCATATAACCAGCTCTGAATTAATTGATCGAATGACTGATGTTGATGCGCAAAGTGGTTTTATGAATCGTTTTATTATTTTGCATATTGTAAGACCTAAGTTGGTTGCATTACCAAAGCGTACACCTGATCAAGATGTTAAACGTGTGGCTATAGAAATAGCTGAAGCAGTTGAGTTTTCAAAGGGGAAGGGGGATGGCAATAACAGCTTAGAAGTCACCTTATCACCTGAAGCAATAAAGTATTGGTGCGGACAGTATAAAGAATTAACCAAAGAGCATAATGGGCTATCTGGTTCGTTATTAGTGCGTACTGAAATATATTGCAGAATGTTAGCCATGATCTTTGCATTAATGGATCAATCAGCTGTTGTTGAACCACAGCATATTAAAGCAGCGTTAGCCTGGATCAATTATTGGAAAGATTCAGTCAGTTATATATTCGGTACCTTAGCGGCCAAAGCTGAAGCCAGTAAATTAAATGAAACCGCTAAGAGTGTATATGAGTTTATCAGCAAGAATTCTGGATGTACTCGAACAGACTTAACCAAGTTTTTTAAAAATAAAAAGATAACCAGTCCTGAAATGACTAATGCACTTAATCACTTGATGAATGCTGCACCACCCATGATTAAGCAGGAAACGAAAGCAAGGGCAGATGGTAAGCCAGGTAAAGGAACGATTGTCTTTTGGAAAGTATAACCAGGTTTAGAGAATCGTAAAGAACTTTAAGAACATAGGAACTTAGAGTGTTTATAAGGCTTACAGAGAAGAACTTAGGGGAAACTTAGCAAGAACTTAGGTATTAATAAATTTAAGTAAAAAGCTAAGTTCTTGCTAAGTTCCCTAAGTTTCTAGGGCTACAGGCCGCGTCATACCTCTATGTTCCCTAAGTTACCTAAGTTCTGCCCTTATATAAATATAATTGTTAGGTAAATTAATAAAACAAAATAACAAAAAGGTTTTGATATGACATTGATACAACAACTTGGATTCTCTTCTTATGATGAGTATTGGGTATATAAACAATATCTTTTAAAGAAGTAATTAGCATGAAACTTGAAAAGGTACTTCCTAGAGAGTCTCCGTTGCGGGTAATGAAAGGCGCGGAAAGTTTGAGTTTTTGGGGTGCTATAGGTCTCGACTACAAGTAATTGTTATAGTTTGTATCCCTTTATTTATAAGGGGTGTAGCTGTTTGGTTTGTTTGTTACCTGAGAGTGTTCTCTCAGGTAAAAGGTACTCTTAGTAAATTCAATAGTTGCGGGTAATGAAAGGCGCGGAAACTCAGAATTTTTGTATTTTATTTTGGAGCGTTTCGTTTCGTTTGGTAGTTAATGATTATTAAAGCCAAGCTAGGATATAGGGCGATAAAACATAATGAAAGATGTGGCAGAGAATTTATTAAAATTGCATGAAATGGCTAAAGCTGGAAAGCTGGAAAGCTTGAAGATTTAAGCATGTGGTTTACGGATTCACTAGAAAGTTATCTTTTTGGCGGTGTAGAAACATTGGATGAAGCGTGTGGATTGAATGGAAAAAACGGAAGTCGTAAGGCAAAAACCGTTTTGCTTCTTGAAATACGTGATAATCATTTATTGAAAGCCTGGGAGTTAGTTTCTGATGATGAAAAATTATCATCCTGGGGAAGAAGTCAGAGGTTAAGCAAAGAAGTAAGTAAATTTTGTTCGATAGTTTGGCCTAGAGTTCGTTATTTTGATGAACCGCCTGAAAACTATAATGAATTTAAAAAATCCCTGTTTTATGCCGTGAAGTATGGCGGAGGAAAGCTTCCTGGTAAAAAACCATTGCATGAAATTATAAAGAACGCCTTACCGCCTGGCTTGATTTAGTCATATGAGCAGTAGGTTCTAATCTGACAATAAGGCTGTAAAAATGTAATTACTGAAATTTAAAACCTGTAATTATTATGCATTCAGAATTTACCAACAAAGGAAAACCCTCAATATCTAGGGCTATTCATGCACAAATGGCACGTAATCCAAGTGAAGCGGCTTTAGAGTATGAATTATCACGATATATTGAAGAAGAAACCGGAAAACCGGCCCAAGGTATTTACCTTAGCTCAAGAGATTTAAACACCGGCACCGATTCAGCGGGTGGAAACCTGGTTGAAACATCGCGCACTGGTGAGCTTATCCCCTCATTACGTGATCAGTCACAAGTTTTTAAATTGGGAGCAATTCCTTTAAATGACTTAATCGGCAATGTTGATCTTCCAACTATTTCCAGCGGTGTTGCATTAACCAATACAGCGGAAAACACCTCAGCAACTAAACAAGATCCTGTTTTTGGGATGGTGTCATTATCACCTGAACAATATAGCGTTCAAATTGATTTATCTAGAAAGCTAATCAAACAAAGCAGTATTACCATTGATGAATTTATTGAAAAAGAAATTCATGGTGCGGTTGCTTCAAAAATTGATCAGTTAGCAGTATTAGAAATTTTAAATCATGCGAGTGTTCCCGTTGTTGCAATGGGCACTAATGGCGCTTTACCCACCTGGGACAAAATATGCGACCTTGAAGCGGCTGTTTCTGTTCCTGGTGGCATTGTAAACAATCCTGGATGGATGACTAATCACGCGGTTTCTTCTCAGTTAAAAAGACGAGAAAAGGCCACGGGTAGCGAGTTTATTTATTCTAATGATGGCGGTTTATCTGGTTACCCTATCGGCTTAACTGGCATGGTTCCAAGTGATCTTGATAAAGGTACTTCAGTCGGCCTATGCTCCGCCATGGTTTTTGGATCATTTGATCAGTTAGTGGTTGCTCAGTGGGGCGCATTAGATGTGGTGGTTGATAGGCATAGCATGGGGATTAATGGCGGTGTTCGGATTACAGTTTGGTTTGATGTGGCTATTGGCCTACGTCAGCCGGGTAGTTTTGCCGTTATTAAAGATTTATTGACGGTGTAAGCATGAATAAACGACTTCAAATACCCGAAACCTTGCAGCGGAAATACAGCCTTGAAAAGTCTGTTATCGATGAGAAAAACAGAACGGTTAATTTAGCCTTTTCAAGTGAAGCAGCTGTTGAAAGAATCTTTGGTAATGAGATTTTAGATCATAAGCCAGGTTCAATTCGCCTGGATCGAATAAAAAAGGGAGGTCCATTGTTAATGGATCATAACCCTGAAGATCAGATTGGTGTGATTGAATCTGTGACTATCGGCGCTGATCGTATTGCAAGAGCTGTTGTCAGGTTTTCAAAATCAGCGCGCGCAGAAGAAATTTTTCAAGATGTAAAAGACGGTATTCGGCAGAGTATATCAGTAGGGTATCGTATTTATGAAATGGTGGTTGATAGTACCGAAGGCAATATAGAAACCTATAGAGCTATCGACTGGGAGCCCTACGAGGTATCAGTGGTATCTATTCCCGCCGATATAAACGCCCAAATTGGACGTAACCAAGAAATTAAAAGTAAAACCAAGGAAATTCAAGTTATGAAAACAGCAAGTGAAGAAACACCGGTTATAGATCGGGATCAAGTTAGAGCAGAAGTATTAAACGATGAACGCAAGAGAACCAAAGCGCTTAACAATTTAGGTCAAAGGTATCAAAACTTTAATGGTGAAGCGATTGCAAAAGATGCTATTGCTAATGGATTAACCGTTGAAGAAATGGAAAAACGTATTCTTCAAGAGTTGCCACAAGAAAAAATTAGATCAAAAACAGATGCTCTTGGTTCTTTTGGCTATTCTGATATTGGTTTATCTAATAAAGAAGCCTCTGATTTTAGTTTTTTAAGATTGCTTAATGCTGGAGCTAATCCACAAGATAGAAAAGCTAGGGAAGCAGCTAGTTTTGAATTGGAAGCATGTAGCGCGGCTCAAAAGAGCTCGGGTAAATCTTCAAGGGGTTTTGTTATTCCTATGGAGGCTTTAGCATTTAAGCATAATTATCAACGTGATTTGAATGTGGCTACTCCTTCAGCTGGTGGAAATCTAGTTGCTGATAATCTGCTTCACATGAGTTTTATTGATTTACTACGCAATGAAATGGTTTTATCTACGTTAGGTGCTCAATTTCTAGAAAATTTAGTTGGAAACGTTTCTATACCTAGGCAGAGTGGAAGCAGTTCGGTTTATTGGGTTGCAGAAGGTGACCCGGTCACAGAGTCAGAACTAACGCTGAGTCAAGTTCCGCTTAGCCCAAAAACAGTCGGTACTTTTACAGACATTAGTCGTAAGTTTTTGGCTCAGTCTTCAATTAATGCAGAAATGTTAATAAGACTGGATATTGCAAGATCGATTGCTTTAGGTATTGAGCATGCGGCAATTAATGGCACAGGTGCAGCTAATCAGCCATTAGGTATTTTAAATACGGCTGGTATTGGTTCTGTCATTGGCGGCACAGATGGTGCTGATTTAACTTTTGATCACATGATTGATCTTGAAACGGCGGTGACTTCAAATAATGCTGGTGTCAGTAATTTAGGTTATTTAACTAATGCGAAAGTTCGCGGTAAGTTAAAGCGTACGTTTACTAATGGCACTTATGGCGAGCGCCAAGTGTGGGAACCTGGGAATATTGTTAATGATTATTTTTCCACGGTCACTAATGCGGTTCCAAGTGATTTAACTAAAGGTACTGCAACAGGAATTTGTTCAGCGGCTATTTTTGGGAACTGGAATGATTTGTTAATTGGCTTGTGGGGCGGTTTAGATTTAACGGTTGATCCCTATACCGGTGGTACTGCAGGAACAGTTAGGGTGATCGGCTTGCAAGATGTTGATGTGGCGGTAAGGCATCCTGAATCATTTGCAGCCATTGTTGATGGCTTAACAACTTAAAAACTAGGTTATGGTGCGCGAGCTGGAGCGTTACAAACCAGCACCTCTGAGCCGATAATATACGGGCATGTTTATTATCGGCTCAACCTATTTTTAAACCCTCAATTGAATAAATGTACCTTCGGGTTATAAATTTTAACATCCTGATTGATAACGGTCACGGCTGTAAGTTGGTTGTAGTGATTGATAAGGTGAAGAACCTGCTGAGTAGGGAGAAATATTGCAGGTGCTTATGATAGTGTATTGTTTCTGCTGTGACGGTAGAAATCCCAATAGCATGAAGACCTGAATGAATAATCTACCTTCAGGTTAGAAAGTTTAACATCCTGATTGATAACACGAATAATCTA